TCCTAAGATTAAAGCTGAACAACACCTTCGAGATATGATGGTTCGCTATAAGAACAAAATTGTTTATGACGCTAACACTGGTGAAGTTAAAGATGATAGACAATATGTTAATATGCTTGAAGATTTTTGGCTCCCACGTCGCGAAGGTGGAAGAGGTACTGAAATTGATACTTTAAATTCAGGCCAGAACTTAGGCGAAATGGAAGATGTTGATTATTTCCGTAAGCGTCTATATAAGTCATTGAATGTTCCTATTTCTCGTACGGATTCAGAGAATTCATTTAATATTGGTCGCTCCACTGAAGTTACTCGTGATGAAGTTAAGTTTACCAAATTCATTAAAAGACTCCGTAATAGATTCTCAATTCTATTTGACGAACTCCTTGAGGTGCACCTTGCTCTTCGTGGGGTTATGCGTAGAAATGATTTTCAGAAGATCAAACAACTTATCTCATATGAATTTGCAGAAGATAATCATTTTTCAGAACTTAAAAAATCAGAAATTCTTCGCGAAAGGATTGGTCTTTTAAGTGAAGTTGATGCTTTTGTTGGTAAGTATTTCTCAATGGAATATGCCCGCAAAAATATTCTTCGTATGTCAGAAGAAGAAGTTGAAATTGAAAAGAAACGTATCAAAGAAGAAAAAGCAAGTGGTGAATTAGAAGATCCATTTGATCAGGATGGCGGTGACGAAGGAGGTAATAGTTTCCCACCACAAGCCCAAAGCACTCCTCCACCAGAAGAACCAGAACCAGAACCTGAACCTTCTAAGGAAGAACCAAAGAAAGAAGAGTTTGTTCCTCCTAAAGAATTAACAGAAGACGAGAAAGCTCTCATTAAGAGTATGACTAAATACTTTAGTGAAGATCTAGATGAAGCTCCAGTGGACGCTAATACTGCTCCAACTGAAGTTTAAAATATGAATAATTTTCTCGAAAATATGCCAACCTTCGCTGCCCTGGTAGCTGTAGTCGAGAAAAAGAGCAAGTCACTTAAAAAAGAAATCCTAAATGAAGTAGGAACTATTGAGGGCAAGCGTGGTGAGAAAGGTAATCTTGGAAAGCCTGGACAGGACGGTAAACCAGGTTCTAAAGGAGATAAAGGAGACCCTGGCGATAAAGGTGATAGATTTGGTGCTCTTCAGACCGCTCTTGACTCTGCTAATAGTACACTTACTGCCGTTGAAGTGTGGAATTATATCATAGATACAGGAAAATCACAGACTGCAGGTGAAAAACTCAAGAAGATATCTACTAAATCACAAGATTTAGCCTTAGGCTAAATCTACTTTTTATAAATATAGTGTAGCATATATGGAGAATTTAAATGAGTACTGAATCCCGTCAACTTATAGATCATCTTACCTCTGGTAAAACTACAGAGTTTAAACATGGAGTAAATGATTTAATTCATAATTTCGCTAAAGAAGCAGTTGGTCTTAAGCGCGTTGAGATCGGTCAGACGTTATTTGATAAAGCGCCCGTAGATACAGAGGACTAGTTAAATGAAAACTTTTAGTGAACTTTTTTCAGAAGCAAAAGGTGATTCACCTGCCGACGATCTGACTCCTAATAAGCAGGATGATGCACAAGGCAAGGGCGAAAAGACTTCTTCCAAGAAAGAAAAAGAACTTAAAGATAAACACATCGTTGATACGGATGATCATCCAGAAAGTGAAGAAAGTCAATTTAAAGGCGGAACTAAAAAAGACAGTTCCCACGATCCTAAAAGAAAAACACCTAAAGGCGAGACTGCACCTAAAGTTTCAAGGTTTATGAAGAAGCTTAATATTAAACAATCCAAAACAAATGCTAATGCAAATGCAACTAAACCTCAAAGTGTTAAAGAAGAACTGATTACTGAAGAAACTGGTGTTATTGAATCCTTGAAGAAGATTGCTTCTTCTGGTAAATCTGGAAAGATTGAATTTAAAAACGGTGGTTCTTTCACGGTTGATAAAAAATCGGCTTCTGTTCTTGTTGGTGTTTATGAAGCTCTTAAGCCAGCAAATGCCAAAAAGTTTGCAACAAATCTTATGAAGGGTAAAAGTGAATTTATGAAAATGCTTAATTTTGCCGATTCAGCTTCTTAAGGAATATTAAATGGCACAAAGAACAACATTAAATCAAAGATCTGGATCTATAGTCATTAACACTGATGCAACTGGCTATCTTAATCTAAACGGCGGAACATTTGGAGCTAATGTAGCTGGCGAAACAGTTAGTGAAATGACTATTTCTAAAATTGTTTGGTCTAATGCAAATGCGGGCGGCTCTTGGACAATTGCTCGTGGTGGTAATACTGTATTTACTGCTCATCGTGACAATGGTACTGTTGACTTTCAAGAAGAAGGTCTTCCATTAGAAGTTTCTACTGGCGATAAAGTTGCTAACCTTGTATTTACTCTTGCAGGCAGTGCGGGAAATCTACTCATTAAACTTCGCAAGAAAGGCGTCTAACTTATGAAGCTAATATGCGAAACAATCGATGATATTGAAATACTCACCGAAGCAAAAAGCGATGACGCGGGGAAAGACTATTATATTAAGGGCATCTTCATGCAAGGAGGTATCAAGAATAGGAATGGTCGGGTATATCCAGTTCAAGTACTAGAAAACGAAGTCAATCGTTACGTAACTGAAAAGGTTTCAAAGAATAAGGCTTACGGAGAACTTGGTCACCCAGACGGTCCTGTTATTAATCTCCATCGCGTATCTCACAAGATTGTTGAGTTAAAGAAAGAAGGTAATGATTTTGTCGGTAAGGCTAAAATCATGGATACACCTATGGGTAAGATTGTCAAAAATCTTATCGATGAGCAATGTCAGCTCGGTGTCTCTTCGCGTGGTATGGGAACACTTAAAGATAACCGTGGTGTTGCTGAAGTTCAAAGAGATTTTCAATTAGCTACTGCAGGAGATATTGTTGCGGATCCATCTGCACCAGGAGCATTTGTCGAGGGAATTCTTGAAGGTGTTGAATGGTACTTTGACTCAGATCGTAAAATTTGGATGTCTGAGAAGGTTAAGGAAGTCATTCATAATACACCCAGAGAACAATTAGAAGAAACTAAACTTAACATATTTAGGAATTACATTAACGAACTAGTAAAATAGTTCTTAAAGAAATGAAATTTATAAATATATGAAAGATAATCTTTATTTAACTAAGGAGATTTAAGATGGCTACAGATCGTCTGATCGAAGAAGAAGAATTGGATGGAGACGAACTCTTCGAAGAAGAACTCGAAGAAGCTCGTAAAAAAAATTCCAAGTCTGAAGAGTATGATGATGAAGACGAGGACGAGGACGAAGATGAAGATGAAGATGATCTAGACGAAGTTACTGCTTCTATGGGTGATCCATCTACAGCTCCTGATCCTACCGGAAAGAAAGTTAAAGCTCGCAGGGGTGATAAATCCGGTGGAGATAAAGCTCCTTTGAAAATTAAAACCAAAGTTGGTGTTATCAACGCAATGGTTGAAAAGATGCAAACAATGAATCGTTCTGATCTTGTTTCGTCTTTTGACGGATTGCTTTCTGCTCTCCATAGGGAAAATGCAGAAAACACTGACGGAGAAGAAATTAAAGAAGATCTTGAAATCCGCAAAATCACAGCAGAAGATATTGACCTTGATGAAGACATCGCGGCTATCTTTAATAACGAATCAGAACTAACAGAAGACTTTAAATCTAAAGCTACTATTATTTTTGAAGCGGCTGTTGTTTCTAAGGTTAATCAATTGCTCGAGAATATCACTGCTCAGAACGAAGCTGAGTTGACTGAAGCTCGGGAAGAAATCTACAACGACCTTGCCGAAAAGCTTGATGAATATCTCGAGTATATTGCGGCTGAATACGTTGAAGAAAACAAAATTGCTATTGAACGCGGTATCCGTGCTGAAATGGTCGAGGAATTCCTTGGTGGTCTTAAGAATCTGTTCACTGAACACTATGTAGAAATTCCTGAAGAAAAGGTTGACATTGTTGAAGAACTTGTTGAGCGTGTTTCTGAATTAGAAACTGAACTTGATGAAACTCACAACAAGCTCATTGAAAGTCATAAAGCTGTTAAAAATAGTGAAAAGGCTAATATTCTTGAGTCTTTAGCTGAAGACTTGAGTGATACAGAATCTTCCAAGTTTAAAGATTTAGCTGAATCTGTTGAATTTACAGACAGTGAAACATATCGTAATAAACTAGAGACAATTAAAGAAAGTTATTTTGATAATAGCGATACAGAATTTGGTTCACTTGATGAAGAACTTGATTATAATGGACCAATTAAAGAAGAAACAAAACAAGTTGCTGGAGCTATGGGTGCTTACGTTAACGCCATTGGCCGCAGCGCGAAAAAAGAATAATAAAGGAGTTATAAGTTATGTTGAATCCAGAATTTTTTAATGAAAGTTTTGCTGACCATCTTGTAAAGAAGTGGGCACCTGTTCTTGAACACGAAGAACTTGAGCCAATTAAGGGTACATATAAAAAGAACATTGTTGCCCAAATGCTTGAGAACCAAGAAAAATTCTCACGGACAGAACGTCAAATGGCTTCTGGCCAAGGACTTTTGTCTGAAGCTGCACCTACCAACGCGATGGGTGCTTCTAGTTCTGTTGCCGGCGACGGTGCTGTCGATATCTTCGACCCAGTACTTATCTCGTTGGTTCGGCGTTCTATGCCAAACCTTATTTCCTATGACGTCTGTGGTGTTCAGCCAATGTCAGGTCCTACGGGCTTGATCTTTGCTATTCGTCCTCGTTATACGAATCAGTCTGGTAAAGAAGCTCTCTACAATGAAGCTAACGTTGGCTTCTCTGCTATCATGGCTGGTAATACTGCCTATGTTACTGCAAACTCTGAACTGTCTGCTACTTACGGTTCAGATCCTACTGGTTCGAACTATGGTTTCCCAGGCGGAATGACTACGTCGGTTGCTGAAACTCTCGGCGACGCGGCTGATAACTACTTCCAAGAAATGGCGTTCTCAATCGAGAAGGTTACCGTTACTGCTGAAACTCGTGCATTGAAGGCTGAATATTCAACCGAACTTGCGCAAGATTTGAAAGCTGTCCACGGCTTGGATGCGGAAACTGAATTGAGCAATATCCTTTCTTCGGAAATTCTTGCTGAAATCAACCGTGAAGTTATCCGGGCAATCAACAGTACTGCTACTGCCGGCGCCCAATTGAACACAGCCAGTGCTGGAACGTTCAATCTTGATGTTGACTCAAACGGCCGTTGGTCTGTTGAACGATTTAAAGGACTTATGGTTCAGATCGATCGTGACGCTAACCAGATTGCTAAGTCAACCCGTCGGGGTAAGGGTAACGTACTGATCTGTGGATCCGACGTTGCAACTGCACTGAACGCTGCTGGTCTGTTGGATTACAATCCTGCACTGTCCAGTAATCTGCAGACAGACGATACAGGCAATACATTTGCTGGTGTCCTCTTTGGTAAAATTAAGGTTTATATTGATCCTTACTTTGCTTCTTCTGCTGGTAACGAATACTACACAATCGGTTATAAAGGTTCTTCACCTTACGATAGTGGATTGTTCTACTGCCCATACGTGCCGCTTCAAATGGCTCGTGCGATTGGAGAACAAACGTTCCAACCTAAAATTGGTTTCAAGACTCGTTACGGTCTTGTTGCTAATCCGTTCGCCACAACTGCTGGTAACGGGGTTGTTAACGCATCTAACTCCAACATCTATTACCGTCGGGTTACTGTCACAAACCTTATGTAAAATAGTTATAAATAATAGGAAGAAGGGGCTTCGGTCCCTTCTTTTTTACTCTAATTATTTCAACCAAAAATTGGATCCGAGAAACTATGAAACCAAATGAAAGTGAATTGAGAGAAATATATTCTAAAAGAGGAGAAAACCTATCAACTCTTTCTAGAAAATATGGTTATTCAAGACCTATTATTAGAAAATGGCTTAAAGAGTTTAATATTCCAATCAAGTCACAGCAACAGGCTTCGACGGAATCAAACAATAAAAAAAGAGAAGCTATTCCTTCCAAAGAAAAACTCTTAGAATTGTATGATTGTTTTTCTCTTAAAGATATGGAGAAAGCTTTTAATGTTGGGCAGGAAACAATTTACCAATGGTTAGATCAATATAATATACAGAGAAAATCATTATCTGACTCATGTAAAATTGGTAAAGAAAAAAGAAGAAATGATCTAACACCAAACAAAGAAGAACTTATAAAAATCTATAATAGGTTTAAAAATCAAAAAGTGACTGCGGAATATTTCAATATAAGCCAATCGTTTCTTAGAAAAGTTTTAAATAAGTACTCTATAGATACTCATATACCACAAAGAAGTAAAGCTGAAATAGAATTATACGAGTTCTGTGTTTTAAATTTCCCAGAATATAAATGGGAACATTCTAATAAATCAGTTATAAATCCATTTGAATTAGATATCTATTGTGAAGAGTTACAATTAGCTATAGAATATTGTGGATTGTATTGGCACTCAGAATATTTTGGTAAAAAGGATAAACATTACCATCAGAAGAAACATCTACTTTGTAAAGAAAAGAACATTAAACTATTAACGGTTTTTGAATCAGATTCTATAGATAAAGTAAAGAAGTTTCTTCTACATCGTCTATCAAAAAACAATGCGGTCTACGGAAGACAGACCGAAATTAAAGAATTGCAACCATCTGAGGCTTCTACTTTCCATAATGAATATCATATGAATAGTGCGGTTGGCGCAAAGGTGCACTATGGTCTATATAAAGATAATGAACTTCTGCAGGTTTGCAGTTTTGGGAAGAGTCGATACAGTAAAGATGAATACGAGATTATAAGGTATACGTCTAAAATAAAAGTTATAGGTGGATTTGCAAAACTTCTTAGTAGATTTATCACAGAACATAACCCAGAAACTCTTATAACATTTGCAGACGCTCGATATGGTTATGGTGATATCTATAAGAAAAATAAGTTTAAAGAAAACTGTTTAACCGCCCCGAATTACTTTTATTTTCATAAGAGCAATTCTTCTAAAGTTTATTCGAGAGTTATGTTTCAAAAGCATAAACTTAAAGATAAACTTATTCCTTTTAACGAAAACCTTACTGAGTATGAAAACATGAAAATAAGTGGATATGATAGAGTGTGGGATTGTGGAAATTATAAATATACTTACAAAAACAATAAAAGAACTTAGGAGGGCTTGGCCCTCCTTTTTTTTATCTTATAAATAATATGTAATTAGGACTAGGAGAATCCATGAAAAACTTTCTTCAGTTAACAATGAAAGACGGATTCCCTAGATCTATTGAATTAGCACCCTATGGTCTGAAGAAAGGCCAAAGAAACTTTACACCAGAAGTTATTTTTAAATAAACTGGTTGACCTAGACACTTTTTGGTGTTACTATCTTTCTTGTATCCTCTTTGAATTGATTAGTTTTAATTAGATCCAGGTACATATATAGATGGTAAAGGAGATTATATATGACCAATATTCCTGGCATGCCAGATAATAAAAACTTTCTTAGTCCATTAAGTTTTATATTTACTCTGAAAAGAGCACCTGATTTATCATATTTTTGTCAGGCAGCATCTTTACCAAGTATGATTTCTGGTGAGGTTCTATCAGACAATCCATTTAATAAAATCCCCCACACCCCAACTAAGATAAGTTTTGAGCCATTAGATATTAGATTTGCTGTTGACGAAGATATGAAAAATTATGCAGAGATATATAATTGGTTGATTGGAATAACGTTTCCTGATAATTTTAGTCAGTATGGTAGCTTTCCTCAAAACACCGCAAACACTTCTATTCCCTCAAGGAGTCCTGAGAAGAATTATACCTCAGATGCTTCTCTCTTGATCTATACAAGTCACCAAAATGCTAATATCAGAATTAGCTTTCAAGACTTGTTTCCAGTTGCGTTAAATTCTCTTGATTTTGATGTAAGGAATCCAGACATTGAATACTTAGAAGCAACAGTATCATTTAGATATAGAAAATTTGAATTGGAATTACTTTAATACATAGGAATGAATTGAATGAAGTATGAGACTATTATTGAACAATGGCAGCAAGATTCTAAAGTTAATGATACAGAACTTGGTCAAGAAAGCTTAAACATTCCATACCTCCACGGTAAGTATCTAAAGTACTACGGTGACGAGAGAATGTTCTTAGTTAATCTTAAATCAAAGCGTAAGAAAATGACCGCGTTACTAAGAGAATACTATAATGGAGATCTCAACAACACAGAAGATCTAGAAGAACTTGGTAGAGAACCATATAAGAAGGTTATTCTTAAAGGTGATATACAGACTTATGTAGATGCTGATGATGATATGATCAAGTTAAATATGAGAATTGGTGTTTCAGAAGAAAAGATCAATATACTTGAACATATTTTAAAAGGAATAAATAGTCGAGGATTTCAAATTAAATCTGCAATCGACTGGCATAAAATGACTAACTTCGGAGGATAATGGATCCACTTTTTGCAGTATGCGATAGTGATTTGCCTGATAATATGATCGAGATAACTGATTTAGATAATGTCTATATTAAAGTAGAAGCTCAAAATAGTATTAAACAAGAACTTAAAGATTTCTTTTCTTTTGAAGTTCCCAACAAACAGTATATGCCAAAATCCCGTAACAGTATGTGGGATGGTAGAATTAATCTGTATAGTGGAACAACCGGTAAGATTTATAAAGGTTTACTAGGACACATACGCGCATTTGCAAAACAGAGACACTATAAAGTAAAATATGAAGAAAAAACTAAAACAATTATTCCTAAAGATAGTACAGAGAAATACTTCAGGAAAATCATCAGAAATAAAGAGTATGAACCACGAGACTATCAGATTGATAGCTTTCATCATTGTATAAATGAGACAAGAGCAACAATTATAAGTCCTACTGCTAGCGGTAAATCACTTATCATTTATGCACTAACTGAGTTCTATAAACAGAAGCCTGTATTGATTATTGTACCAACTATTGCTCTTGTTCATCAGATGAGAGATGATTTTATAGACTATGGTGGAAATGGAGATGATATTCATTGCATTAAAGGTGGGATAGATCCAAGAACAGATAGACCAGTAGTAATTTCTACGTGGCAATCTTTAGTTAGACTACCTCAGAAGTACTTCGATAAATTTAGATGTGTTGTTGGAGACGAGTGTCACCTATATGATTCAAAGTCGTTGACACAAATTCTAAAGAGATTAAAACAATGTCCACATCGTTTTGGGTTTACAGGAACACTTAAAGATAATTCTGAAGGAGCACATAAATTAGTCATTGAGGGATTGTTTGGAAGAGTTAAAAAGTTTGTTGATACTAAAGAACTTATGGATAAAGGTCATATAGCAAAACTGTCTATTCACTGTATGGTTCTACAATATCCAAAACAGGACTGCATTAATGTATCAAGAATGAAGTATCAAGACGAGCTTGATTGGATTGTAACTAATCCTAAAAGAAATAGAATGCTAACAAGTCTTGCAATGAAATGTAAAGGTAACACCCTTATGTTATTTCAATTTGTTGAAAAACATGGAGAGGTATTATTCGATTTAATTAAGGAGGCGGCTGGAGATGCCCGGCAAGTATTTTTTGTTTCTGGTAGAGTTGGCGCAGAGATTAGGGAGCGCGTTCGTAAACTTTGTGAAGAGTTTTCTGATTGTATTATTGTCGCTTCTGTTGGTGTGTTTTCTACTGGTACTAGTATTAGGAATTTACACAATGTGGTCTTGTGTAGTCCTAGTAAGTCTCGTGTACGGAATCTTCAAAGCATTGGTCGCTCCCTTCGACTTGCAGT